TTGGTTTGGTCAAGATGATGAGATGACGAGTCTCGCCCTTGGTTTGCACGAAAAGCTAGTCAAGGAAAATGGGATGGCTTACGCCACGACTGACGAGTATTACAAACGTATTGACGAAACAATACGTAAACGATTCCCCGAAAATTTCGAGGACGTAGAAGACGAAAAACCTCGTTCGAAACCGAGTACTGTAGTCGCTCCAGCAAGTCGCAGCACATCTTCGAAAAAGATAAAGCTGACTACTTCGCAGCAAAATATCGCTAAGAAGTTGGGACTTACAAATGAGCAATACGCCCGTGAACTTTTAAAAATGGAGAATTAAAATGACTAAGAAATTAGATAGAGAATCAGAAACCCGTGCAACAAGTGAACGTCCTCAGCAGTGGGCGCCAGCGGAATTGCTGCCTGAACCCGACAAACAGGCTGGGTATAAGTATCGTTGGATTCGTACTTCAACGCTAAATCAGGCGGATCCCCGCAATCTCTCTGGGAAACTAAGAGAAGGTTGGGAGCCTGTGGCACTTGAAGAACAACCCAAATTCCAACTGCTAGTTGATCCCAATAGTCGTTTTAAGGACAACATTGAGATTGGCGGGTTATTGCTTTGCAAAACTCCAGAAGAGTTCGTTGAACAACGTAATAAACATTACCGAAATCAAGCCGAAAGTCAGATGGATGCTGTAGACAATAATTTAATGCGCCAGAATGACCCAAGGATGCCTCTCTTTAATGAGAAGAAATCTACGGTGACTTTTGGTAAAGGTAACTAAACTTAATTAGGAGTTTTAAATGGCTTATCCTACCGTATCAGGACCCTATGGGTTCAGACCGATCAATTTGATCGGTGGTCAGGTATTTGCTGGTCAAACTCGTTCAATTCCCATCATTTCAGGTTCTACAACCGCCATTTTCTTTGGTGATGTTGTACGTCTGAATACTGATGGTGCTTTGAGCCGTGTTTCAACCACAGCTACCGCAACCGATGCCGTTGGTATTTTTATGGGTTGTCAGTTCACAAACCCAACTACCAAACAGTTGCTACAACAGCAATTCTATCCAGGCGCTATTACCGCTTCGGATATTACTGCGTTTGTAGCTGACGATCCAGATGGACTTTTCAAAGTAGCAGTATTAGCAACCTCAACCACCATTGGTGGTTTAACTCAGACTGACGTTGGCAACAACGTATCAATCTTGACAACCGTTGGTTCTACAACTTCTGGCGATTCAAACGAAGGCGTTTTAAACAGTACCAGCTCGTCAACAACCACTCTTCCATTCCGTATTATTGCGGGTGTACCAGAGACTGTTAATGCGCTTGGATCTTTCACTGAGGTAATCGTTAAATTCAACTTTGGCGTACATACCTATTACAGTGCAACACCTGTCGCAACTGCAGCTTAAGGAGCAATTAAATGGCTATTTCACGCGCACAACTACTGAAAGAGTTGCTCCCTGGATTGAACGCATTGTTTGGTCTTGAGTATGCAACATATGGCGAACAACACAAAGAGATCTACGATACTGAGACCTCTGAGCGTTCGTTCGAAGAAGAAACAAAACTGTCAGGCTTCTCCGCTGCACCAGTCAAAAACGAAGGTTCTGCCATCGCTTATGACAATGCACAAGAGGCATTCACAGCTCGTTATAACCACGAAACCATCGCCCTTGGCTTCTCCCTAACGGAAGAGGCAATCGAGGACAACTTGTATGACAGCCTATCAGCTCGTTATACCAAGGCTTTGGCTCGTGCTATGGCTTATACCAAACAGGTTAAAGCCGCTGCTGTGTTGAATAACGGTTTCACTAACTCTGCCGTTTATTACGGTGGTGACGGTGTACCTTTGTTCTCTACCCAGCATCCTTTGGTTTCTGGTGGTGTAAACAGCAACACTCAATCTACCCCTGCTGATTTGAACGAAACTTCCTTGGAAGCTGCCGTTATTCAGATCGCTGCTTGGACAGATGAGCGTAGTTTGTTAATCGCTGCTAAACCTAAGAAGTTAATCGTTCCACCTGCATTGCAGTTCGTTGCTACCCGTCTCTTAGAGACCCAGCTTCGTGTTGCTACCGCAGACAACGACATTAACGCTATCGTAAACAATGGTTCGATCCCAGATGGTTATTCAGTAAATAACTACCTGACCGACCCAAATGCTTACTTCCTCTGTACTGATGTTCCAAACGGTATGAAGCATTTCATTCGTACTCCTTTGAGCAACAGCATGGACGGTGACTTCGATACTGGTAACGTACGTTACAAGTCTCGTGAGCGTTACAGCTTTGGCTGGTCTGATCCCCTCGGTATGTGGGGTTCACAAGGCGCTTAATTGTGCTAAAAAGGGGAGCCAAAAACTCCCCTTTTTGTTTTATTTGTAGTAAGATTTAAATATCTGGGTAAACCAGCTTATTAGACTGCCCCAGCAGACGCATACAAGACTAATGAGCTTAACTCTGTATGGAGAATTATTATGGCACGTACTACCTTTTCGGGTCCAGTGGCATCCGACAACGGCTTTATCACTGATATTACAAATACCTCAACAGGTTCATCGACATTCAATGCTAGTACTACTTCTGTCACAATGACGGGTGTTGGCGGCACGGGTGGACGTACTTTGTTTGAGATGGATACCAACGTAGCTTTGGGTTCGTTTTCTAACGCCCTAAAAGCTCAAGTTACCTATGGTGCTACAGGTCGCACGACTGGTCTAGGTTCAGCTTTTGTTGCTGAGTTAACCCTATCGGCTGGCACTTCTTCAGGTACTTATGCTCCTATTGAAATTGAACTTAATGCTCCAGCAAGTGCATCAACTGGAACCCTTACGAGCTTTATCCACGCATCAACCCAAGGCGCTAACGTAGCTGCAGTTGACGATAATGCCGTGTTCTTTAATCTTCAGGGTGTAACAGCAGGTTCTGGACACATTTTCCAAACTGGTACAACGCTTGGAACTGCAGGAGCTACTATTAAGGTTAGGGTTGGTAATACCAATTTCTTCTTGCCCCTTTACGCTACTCAGATCACCTAATGGCTGTGCTAGATAAAGAATACCTGTTGGATTTAAGAAATCAGGCACTTGAGCAACGGCAAAAGTACTCAGATCTTATTCAACAGGCTAACGGAGCAATTGCAATGGTGGACGTGTTGTTAACCGAATTAGACCGCCCACTAGCAGAACATAAAGAGGATTAATTATGGCAATGCAATATGACGTAAAGTCAGCACACTCAAGCGCATCAGGTGTAGCGGTGGGGTATAGAACTCGCTTAAAAGGGGTTCTTATGTCCCCTTCTGCGTCTACAACAGTTAATTCTATTTTTGCTAATAACGTCAGTGTGTCTGGGACTTATGATGTTCCAGGAAGCACTGTTTGTACTGTGACTATTAATAATCATGGGTTAGCAGTCGGGGACAGGGTTTATTTAAACTTTACCTCTGGGTCTGCTGCTGATGGTCCGTATGATGTAGCTACCGTTGGCACAAACACATTTACAGTTGCAGTGGCTTCAGCAACAACTAATGGAAATGTAACGATGTACGCAAGTATTTTGGTTGAGCTTGACTGTTCTTCTGCTACGGCTTTTTATACACTGATTCCAGGCGAAGGTATTTTAGCGACAGATGGTATTTATGTTGGTTTACCCGCTTCTGTAACAACTACTCTGTTTTACGGATGACACTATGCAGCAATATGACGTTAAATCGTATCATGCTTCAGCATCTGGTACTGCCACCACAGAGTCTGTTCGTCTAAAAAATGTAACAGTTACTAGCGGTACGGTATCGGCAAGAAACATGGCGGTTGCAGACCCAGCAGTTTCAAAGTCAGGTACTTGGAGTAGAACTGGAACAACGGTTACGGTGACAATTAATGGCAATGGTTTGGTAAATGGTCAACGAGTATTTTTAGATGTTGCGGCTGGAACAACCATGCGTGATGGGGTATACGAAGTATCTAACGTAACAGCTAATACATTTACAGTAACTTCCGTTACATCTGGATCTGCTACTGGTACAGTAACAATGTACACAAATATTTATGTTGAACTTGATACATTTAATACAGTAGGTTTACCTGTTAAGATTCCAGGCGAAGGTATTTACTGCCCTAACGGGATTTATGTTGGGGTTGGTCCAAGCGTAACAGCAACGGTGATATATGGATAATCCAACGCAAGCTCAAGGTTCTTTTAACTTAGTAGGTAGGAAGGTCATGCTTGGTCTTCCCGCTTATGACTTTAAAGTCTCAGTCAAACTGGCTATTGCTATGGCTCAGTTTGCTGTAGAAGCTCCTAAGCACGGAATTGATATTCAGATTTGCAACATCTCTGGATGCTCAGTTGTGTCTCGTGTCAGAAACTTAATTGCTAAAGACTTCTTAGCGTCAGACTGCACAGACTTAATGTTTATTGATTCGGACATTACGTTTAACCCACAAGACATCTTCCGTCTAATGGCGTGGAATACTGACCCTAAGAAGGGTATCGTAGGCGGAGTTCCTGTTGCCCGTAAAAAAGGTCAGGTCTATATATCGACTTTAGAGCAAGATGCTGATGGCGGGATTTATATGAATTCCTACGGATTAGTTAAGGCTAAACGGATTGCTACCGCTTTTATGTTGATTCGTAAAGACGTATTTGAGACCCTCAGAGACAACCATCCTGAGTGGAAATACCACGATGACCGAGTAGTAGACGGGCACCCAGACAAGTTTTGCTATTCATTCTTTGACTTCAAATCCACTCCAGAAGGCTATGTAGGCGAGGATTATCTTTTCTGTGATCGTGCTACGGCTCACGGTTACGAAGTATGGATTGACCCCACCATTAAGCTAGGTCATCTAGGAATGGAAGAGTTTGCAGGTTCTTTTGGAGAAGAGTATCTCTATCCTCTTATTAGACCTCTTGATGCTAAAAAGGATGTTGCATAATGGCTAAGACCCCTGCATGGACTCGTAAGGAAGGTAAAAACCCTGAAGGTGGTTTAAACGCTAAAGGTCGTGCCTCCTACAATGCAGCAAATCCTGGCAAACCTGGCTTAAAACGTCCTCAGCCAGAAGGCGGTTCAAGAAAGAAGTCATTTTGCGCCAGAATGTCAGGTATGAAGAAAAAGCTCACATCTGCTAAAACCGCTAACGATCCAGACTCACGCATTAACAAGTCTTTACGGGCTTGGAACTGCAAAGAAGGCGGATCAGTTCGTGGTGGTGGCTGCGAGATTCGTGGCAAAACTAAAGGGAAAATCGTATGATTGACGAAAACGAACCCTACAGACTATACGACAATAAAGAACGTGCTTTTGTAAATCAAAAAGAGTACGCTTCAGAAGCAACGGCAAACAAAACCGCAG